ACAATACAGCTATTCTTTATGACGAGGCGAAGAAACAAGCAACAAAAACTACTGGATGGGGTGAAGATACCCTTGAAAGTATGATAGGTAAAGATGGTGGTGCGTCAACTTTAGCCTACATGAAGCATAGTGATGAGTTTAACGACGAACAGCTACAAGCTTTTACCGACTATGCCAATGCACGTGCAGCCTATAATGGCATGATTCAGCGTGTGAAAGATGACATTGACACAAAAGTACACGAAAGCGAGCTTGTGGTAGACCAGCGCACTAACCTTGATACAGGCGCCATTCACCCTGGTACAATGAAAGTTGATGATAGACAAGTCTATATTGTCAATGGTAATGTTGTAATGCTCCCTGATGGTAGTGGTGTTGATCACGAGCACTCTGATGATTTCGTTGTCTTACGTGATGCTGAGACTGGAGAACTTGAAACAGCAGACCCTTCTGCAATCTTCAAGGTGGATGCACCTATTAATGTGCAAGAGGAGAAAGAGGCTGCAGCAGACAATATACGTCAGACATTTGCACAGCAGCAGGCTGATAAGATTGACGGAAAATTAGAATTCAAGCAAGGTGATACCTATTCTATCATAGACAAAGAAGATGGCACGCAACATTCTTTGTCTATAATTGGTGATGCAATAGACGAAAAGACAAGACAGGTTAATCCTGAAATGGTGCTTGTTGATATTGATGGAGCTCAGCAGCCTATTCTGTTGCCAAAAGAACAAGTACAACAGCAGGTTGATGAGGCACGTCGAGCAGCCGTTGCAGCAACGCAGGTTGTAGAGAACGCACCAACTACCAATACTAATAATACTTACAGCATAAACGATGAGGTTACGCTCTCTGATGAGAATGGAAATACTATTCGTGGAAGTATAACAGCCCCTGAGAATGAAGATGGTAAGTTTGAAGTCTACACAGAGCAGCCCATTAATGGTAAGAAAGTAAATCTGTTTAGTGCAGAAGAACTTGACACTATGACTAAAGCACCTACAGATGTTGTAGAAAACACAACAACGCAGCAGCCACAACAGCAGGAAGAGACAGAGAAGTCTGCAGAAACGGAAGCCCCACAACGGCAAACAACAGCTTTGGAGCGCATTCCTAAAGACGAATCTGGTCAGCCTCTTTATGAGCAGACAGAACCTGAAACGGCGTGGGATGCTATTGTAGAGCAGACGGAAGGTGACACGAGTATGGCACAGACTGTTGCCGATGATATGGTGTCAGATTTGGAAGCTGGTGTAAAAAAGGCTGAAAAAACCAAAACAAAGAGTGGTGGCAGCATTGCTGAGAAGATTGCAGCAGAAAAAGAACGTGCTGCGGTTATTGAACAGGCAAAGGCAACACTTGCACATTGGAGGAATATTGCTGCTGTTAATCGTATGCGTGAAGCTGCAATACAAGCAGAGGAACAGCGCAAAGCTGATGAAGTGGCACGTGTACGTAAGGAACAGGAAGAGAAAGAACGTGTAGAGCAAGAAGAAGCAGAACGTATCAAGCGTGAAAATCTTAATGGTGTACCCGACTTTGTAGAGGATAAGGCAACCGATGCACGAGCAAGAGGATACAGGCGTGTTAATGGAGATAAGGTTGATAGACAAGAGCCTATTAACGCAACGAAAGGTAAAGAAGTACAGGTTAAATTTGATGATAATAACATCCCAACAGGACACGTTGCAATCATTGAAGCTAATCAGTTACAACCAAGCCATAAGAATGGGCAACGAAATCCACAGCATTTCATCGACGAGGCACAACCAAAAGAGCGTAAAGACGATGCAAGTGTGGGCGCAGCACGCAAGATTGCGGCAAATATTCGCCCAGAAGAAATCACATCGTCCATTACAGCTTATACTGGAGCACCAACAGTGAATAGTCGTGGAGAGGTTATTCAGGGCAATAATCGAAGTGCCGCGCTTCGTGAGATGTGGGATAATCATCAGGAACAAGGCGATAAGTACAAGCAGTATCTTATTGATCATGCAGAATCATTTGGTTTAAGACCAGAAGACATTGCAGCAATGGATAAGCCTGTACTTGTTAATATGCTCGATGTGAACGATGATGAGGCTATTTCATTAGGTCAATTTGTAGCAAGTGATACAGAAAGCGGAGGTACAGAACGCATCAAGCCTAAGAATGTTGTTAAGAAACTTGGTGACAAGATGAAGAACTTTGCAAACATTCTTTTGCGAGCTAATGACGAGAATATCTCTTTTGCAGAGCTTGTTGATAGCAACGGTGTGAGCGCTTTGAAATGGCTAAATGCTAATGGAGTAATTAGTCCAACACAATATAAGAGTGCATTTGATAGCAAAGGCAACATTACGGCAGAAGCAAAGAACGATATCAAGGGTATTATGTACCAGAGTATCTTCGAAGGTGGTAATACACAGCTTGAGGAGATGTTTAATACACTACCAGCAAAAGCACAGAAAGCAATTCTTGCAACGGCATATCGTGATTATGACAGTCCACAAAGCGAACGTATGATAGGGGATATTCAGGACTCTATCATGGCATATTATGCTCTGTCACATGATAGCATGTTTATGAATGCAAAGAATCATAAAGATGCACGTATAGCAGTTGAAGCATGGAGAAGACAACTTGCTTTTGACGATGTTACAGGAGAAAGTTACCTTCCTGCAGAAAAATATAGTAACTTTGCATTATTGCTTGCGACTATGTACAAAGGCGATAATCAGTCACTCATACAGGGTACGTTCAATAAGATGTACGACCTTATACAAGGCACACAAGAAGAAACTCTGTTCGAGCAGCCTGATAATACGCCACGTTCACTTGCACAGGCAATCAAAGAAACATTAAATATAGAATATAATGGACAACAAGGAAGCAATGTATTGGCTGGCGATAATTCAGCAAGCCAAGAAGGGAGAACAGGAAGCAATGGAAATGCTACGTCAAGAGGACGAAGTGAGGATATCGATGGGGCAGAAGCCAATCAAGGAGGAACTGAAGGAGATACTGGAAGAAGCGGAAGTGGACAAAGCAGTGGAGGCAGCCAAGAAGAGGTTGCAGCAGAAAACTCACATTTAACGAAAAAGGAGGCTGCTGATTTTATAGCTCAAATGGAATTGGGTGCAGATGTAGCACAAGAAATTCCGTTAACAATAGAAAATTGGGATAAAGAATTTGGAGAAGATGGCATAGTTTCCACCCCTATTGGTGACGTTAAAATGGGCGAGAACCAATTTGCAAAACTTATGCGAGCAGGTCGTAATGGCAAATTGGGAATGCTAAAACCAACGTTGGAATATCCAGATGCCATTGTAGAAGAAAATAGTAAAGCAAAGGAGGGAACGCATACAGAACGACCATCTTCTTTCATCTTTATAAAGTCTTTCAGGAAGTCTGACGGAACACGTTATTACTATTTCACGTCAATAACTGTTAGTGTTGATGGGAAAGAAGTCGTTGTTTCCAATCAAGAAAAAAGCCGTAACAGAATATTACGGCTCTTGATGGAGGGTAGTGTTATTTGGCGCACTCCGAAAGATGCGACTGCTTCTTCGGCTGAGAAGCAAGGTTTGGACTATGTTCACCCTGATAAAGCCGAGGGCGAGACAAAGGGCTCGGTAATAACTCCTCAAAACACTCCTTCTGTTGGCAAAGATAAGCAATCTTCTGCTACAAAGCAAGAAATTGTAGACAATTATTTAGAAAAGCCTGCAAGTAGTGAAGATTTGTTCGCGAAGGCTGAACGTGTAGCGGAAGAGGATAAAGCTAAGCGTACACGTAAAAAAGAGGAAGCAAAGGTTGATACCAATCCGACTGAAGCACAGAAAGAAGCTGGCAACTACAAGAAGGGTCATATCAAGGTAGATGGCTTCAATGTCACTATTGAACAACCTAAGGGTAGTGTTCGTCGTGGTAAGGATGCAAATGGCAAGGAATGGGAAACCGAGATGCATAACAGCTACGGATATATTCGAGGTACGGAAAGTGTTGATGGTGATCATATCGACATCTTCTTGTCAGATAATCCAACAGAGGGTAACGTCTTTGTTGTAGACCAAGTAAACAAAGACGGTTCTTTCGATGAACATAAGGTAATGTACGGATTCTCTGATATGGAGAGCGCAAGAAAAGCATATCTTTCTAATTATGAAGAGGGATGGCAAGGCTTGGGCAATATTACAGAAGTTAGCAAGGAAGAATTCAAGAAGTGGATTGATAGCAGTAAACGCAAGACAAAACCGTTTGCAGAATATACTTCTGTTAAAACAGAGGGGGATGTTAATGTACAACATCCTATTGAGGATAAAGGCGGCAAGCGTCTTGTATCTAATGAACGCTACGAAGAATTAAAGAAGCGTATGCGTTCTAAGTTGGGTCAGCTTAATTTAGGTGTAGACCCTGAGATGTTGGCTATCGGTGCAGAAATGGCAGTGTATCATATAGAGAATGGTGCACGTGCCTTTGGAACCTATGCAAAGGAAATGATTTCTGACCTCGGAGATGCTATTCGTCCATATCTCAAAGCATTCTACAACGGTGCAAGAGATTTACCAGAGATGACAGAGTTGTCAAGCGAAATGACCCCCTATGATGAGGTGAGTCGTTTCGACGTTGCTACAATTGGTAAAGAGGGTGAGCAGTTAACGCCTTCCGCTATTGAAACAGCTAAGCAGATTAACAATGAAGCAACAGTTGAGTTTAATGCAAAGCAAGAACAAAATAATACTAATGAGTTAGAAGATGTAGATAACGATGTGTATTCTATTACCAAGCAACACAACAACAAAAAAGATGTTGATATTTGGGTTGTACGTGGTAAGGAACGCACTGACAAGGATGTTTACACCCAGCGCAAGCAGGTGGCAAAAGAACATAATGGTTATTACTCCTCTTTCCGTGGTGTTAATGGCTTTGTATTTAATACTGCAGAAGAAGCACATTCTTTTGCAGATGCAATCTTTAACACACATTCAGAAGAAAATCATGCGCAAATTTCGGAAGAAATTATGCGCAAGGATATTCTAAATATAGAAGACACTGAAAGTCAAGAAAAAAACTCGGATGAGGATATTGCCAGCAAAGAGAAGATAACTGACCGTAAGGATGCAGAAGAACCTACAGAACAATCAACCAATAGTAGGTTGCTTGCTCAATATCATGCGTTAAAAGAAAAGTATCCAGATACAAAAATCTTGCTCCGTGTTGGCGATTTCTACGAGACATATCAAGATGATGCAAAAGATTTGTCTAAGACACTTGGTATTGTTCTTACCAAAAGGAATGATGGTGTTAATATGGTTGGCTTCCCATATCATACACTTGATACCTACCTTCCAAAACTAATACGTGCAGGCTACAGAGTAGCTATTAACGACAAAGATGAAACTGCAAACGATACTCCTACATCTAATGGACTCGAAGGTAGATTTATTTCTGCGGAGGATATAGAGGGTATCTTTGGAAAGACATTTGTTAATAACGAAACTGGTACAGAAATTAAAGTTGGGCATTTTATCTCCTCTTACAAGGTTGCTATTAAGCTAAATGGGCAGGTTTCTATTGAAGAATGGAGACATCTTGCAAAGACACTTAATAAAGAGGGGTGGCAGGAGAAAATAGTCCCTGATTTGCACGGCTTCAATATTGGTGACAAGGTGATGTATAAGGGCAAGGAAGCAACTCTTTATGACATCGACAGGTCTGATAATAACAGACCAATACTTGACACAGGTTTAGCACCTGTCATGTATGATGTTGCTTACTGGGAAGAACTCTCTCCTGTCACAAATTCAGAAGAAGCAATTGCTGCAAAAGAGGAAAAAGTAAGTACAGAGAAAGAAAAACCAGTAAAAAAGAACAACTCAAAGAAAAAAGATGTATCTTTGAAGCGAGAGCCGACAGTCGGTGACTTGTTTGGCGATTTGTTCAGTAACAATGATTTAGACAGCAAAGACAATGACACAGCAAGAACTCGACAGGCTGAAAGTAGCAGCCGAGAAAATGGGACGGTGGGCAGTATATCTACTGAGCGAGACGGAGTACTGGACACCCGAAGCACTGGAACATCTGACGGAGAAGAAACTGCAAGAGTTTCAGACACGGCAGGCACAGTGGCTGATGGAGAACGAAAGGAATTACTCGGACAGCGGAGCAGCAGAAGCACTTCGAGAGGAAATCACGGAGATGGTGAAGCAGAACGACCGCTGCCTGAACGAGGACAACGCATCGGAGATAGAGATGATGCGAATGGACGAAGTGCCATTGCCAGAGCTACTGACGAAAGCCAAAGAACTTCTCGACCAGCAGCAGGAAGCAGTGAGCAGCTGGTACACGGTGAAGCCAGACGAGGAGGACGAGGAGGAAATGTAGCCTCAGCCAAACAGCCTGAACCAAAATTTAAGCGCAACTATCTATATCCTGAAGACTCTTCGGAGGTAGATAATATGACACCTCAACAGCGACTACGGTCGAATGTTGAGGCTTTGGAGGTTGTGCGTACCTTAATGAAAGAGGGACGTGAGGCTACTGCGGATGAGCGTGATGTACTTGGTCGCTATCGTGGATGGGGAGGTGTAGACTTAGGCAGAGCCTATTCTACCGACATGATGCGTAGAAGTTCTAATGGAAGATGGGGGACGCAGACAGAAAATGATAAACTGCTTTCACGTCTTGCAGACATTATAGACGAGCTCGACCCAGATGGGAAGCGTGGTGTTTTATCTGCCATCAACCGTGCTGCCCTAACATCATACTATACCCCTACAGCTGTAGCAAAAACCTTAAACGACTTTGTAGAACTTGCAGGTTTCAAGGGTGGTAATATGCTTGACCCATCTATGGGTAGTGGTATTTTTGAGGGTACAATGTCAAAGGCTGTGCAGCAGCGCACAATGATACATGGTGTCGAACTTGACTGGCTGACAGGTCAGATTGCAAGAAACCTTTATCCAGATGCAAATGTGCTTGTTACAGGCTATGAGCAGGCTGGCACAGCAGACAATGCCTATGATGTGGTAATGAGTAATACCCCATTCGGAGACCTTAGTGTTACAGACAAGACATGGAAGCATGATAGTAGTCCTGTACGCAAGGCTGCGCAAAACCGTATCCACAACTACTTTGCTGTGAAGATGCTTGACAACACTCGCCCAGGTGGTTTGTGTGTCATCATGACCAGCAATGCTATTCTTGATACTAAGAGTAATCAGATAATTAGAGAACATCTTGCAGACAAAGCAGAGGTGTTAGGAGTTGTACGTCTACCTGATAATACATTTAAGGGTGCAGGTACATCAGTTGTTACGGATGTCATCTTGTTACGTAAATACAAGAACGAAGCAGACCGCATTGCAACTCGTGGCAACGAAACCTATACTACTAATATAGAGAAGCCTTTCCTTTCATCTGGTGAGTTACAACTAAAGAACCCTACCGATGGAAAAACTTACAATGTATCCGTGAACGGTTATTTCACCAAGAACAAGGATATGATGATTGGTGATGGAAAGGCAGGAGGTCAATACAGAGCCGATGAATTTGGTCTTAGTAGTACTATGAGTACAGATGAGATAGCCAAGTCTATACGTAATTTGGTAGAAAAGAAAATAGTTGCAGACCGTAAGGGTAAACTATTTGATACTCATAAGACCGAACGAGAGGTGAAGCAAGCTGTTTCAGAAGCTTATAAGGGTGACGGTAACTATATCAGTAGCGGGAATATCGTAGAACAAGATGGTATGATAGGTGTCGTAACCAGCACCAAGAATAAGTATGGTGATGTAACTACGACCTTTAATGAAATACCATCATTGAAAGGTAAAGCAGAACGCATTGGGGCTATGTTGCCTATTCGTAAGGCGATGAAGCAACTTATTGATATGCAGATACAAGGTGTGGATAACAACCATCTTGAAGAAGCACGAACAGAGTTGCAGAATACGTATGATGCTTTCGTGAAGAAATATGGTCGCTTGAACGATAAGGCTAATGACTTCCTTACAGAAGATATTGACGGCTATACCCTACGTTCTTTGGAGAAATATAAAGATAGTAAGTTTATTGGTTTATCGGACATTTTCACAAAGAACACTATCAAGCCTGCACTTGATATGACAACTGCCAAGACACCACAGGATGCAATTAGCCTTTCTCTTGCTGAATATGGAGAAATCAAACCATCATTCATGAAAGATGTATTAGGTGAAAACTGGGCAGAGCAATGTGGTGATATACTATTCAAGACACCTTTTACAGAAGATGAGTATGAAACAGTAGATGCTTATCTAAGTGGCGATGTGAAAACCAAATTAGAGCAGGCACGAGTAGCGGCAAAGGAAGATGCAACCTTACAGCGTAATGTAGATGCACTTGAAGGGGTACAGCCAAAAGATATACCATTTGAGGATATCAGCATACGAATGGGTGCAAGATGGATTCCAGCAGAGGTATATACAGATTTCATGTATGAGCAATTTGGTATTCCTAAATATATACATCGAGGCAACAAGAGCGGAGTTGAATACTTGCCAGAGGTTGACCAGTATGTTGTAAACGTTGAAAAAAAAGAACTTGGAGGCGAAGCAGATGCATGGCGAACCAGTCGAAGAAGCGCATCAGAGGTGTTTACCGCTGCATTGCAAGATAAGAGCTTATCAGTATTTGATACCATTAAAGAAGGTGGTAAGGAAACAAAAGTCCTCAACAAGGAGGAAACCGAACTGCTGAATAACAAGATACAGGATTTGCGCACAGCCTTTGAGGATTGGATTGGTCAGAACCCAGAGCGTGAGGAAATGCTGATGCGATTGTACAATGATAAGTTCAATCGTACTGTATTGCGTAAGTTTGATGGCTCTCATCTCAACGTTGCAGGACTTATGGGTAAAGAGTTGAGACCTCATCAGAAAGATGCCGTTTGGATGCTTATCAACAACCGTGGTGGTATTGTAGACCATATTGTGGGTGCAGGTAAGACTCTTGTAATGCAGAGTGCTATCATGGAAATGCGACGTATGGGTATTGCCAAGAAGCCTATGATTATCGCTTTGAAGTCTACCGTTGCACAGATAGCTAAAGAGTTCAGAGAAGCTTACCCTGCTGCACGCATACTGGCACCGACCGAAAAGGACTTTGCTGCAAACAACCGCAAGAAGTTCATGGCTCAAATAGCACTTAACGACTATGATTGCGTGATATTGAGTCATGATCAGTATAACATGCTGCCACATACAGAAGAAGTGGAACGTAGTGTTATCGATGAACAGATGGCACAACTTGACAATGCAATTGAGTTCCTGTATGGACAGGATGATAAATCCCAGCTTACCAAGAAGCAGATAAAGGGCTTGGAGAAGAGAAAGAACAATCTTGAAACCAAACTCACCAATCTGCTTGACAGAAAGATAGACCGAGAGTTTACATTTGAGGGACTTGGTGTTGACTACCTTTTTGTAGATGAATGTCAGCATTTCAAGAGTCTACCTTATGTAAGTACATACGACCGTGTAGCTGGTCTTGGTGATAAGAAAGGTAGCCAGAAATCTATTGCCTTACTTAATGGCGTGCGTTATCTACAGAAAATGCACCAAGGCGACCAAGGTACAGTATTCCTTTCTGGTACGACTATCAGCAATAGTCTTAGCGAGATTTACCACTTACTTAATTACTTGCGCCCTTCTGAAATGGAGCAATTAGGTATGACAACCTTTGATGCTTGGGCAGGTAACTTTGCTATACACACAGCAGAATTGGAGTATGGAGTAACCAGTGAACTGAAAGAGAAAGACCGTTTCCGCTCACTGACCAATATTCCAGAGTTGGCTAAGATGTATGCAGAGATAGCTGATGTCCGCAATGACATGAACCTCAAGCTACCTAAGCCGAAGATGCGCAGCCATATTGTTACTGTCCCACAGACAGACCTCATGCAGGAAATCAATCGAGAGATAGTGAATATGGTAAAGAATAAAGACGGCGATTACTTCAATATTGATAGTAACGAGAATACTCCATGGGGATTGCTCGCCAGTACTTATTCAGCAAAAGCTGCTATTAATCCTCGTTTGATAGACGAGAGTTGGGAATCAGAGGGAGGAAAGATACCTGCTGTCTGTGAAAATGTCAAGAAGATTTATGACCAGTTTGCAGAACAGAAAGGCACTCAACTCATCTTCTGTGATACAGGCGTGCCTGGCAAGGGAAAGAAATACGATGCCTATTCCGATATTATCAATCGTCTTGTAAATGACTATGGTATACCTCGTAAGGAAATTGCCGATATTCATGAGGCAAACACCGATGAGAAACGTAAGGAGTTGTTTGCCAAGGTGAATGATGGTAGTGTGCGTATTCTCATTGGTGGTACAAAAAATATGGGTACAGGTGTGAATGTGCAGAAGCGCATTGTTGCCATGCACCATGTAGATGTACCTTGGACACCAGCCGACCGTGAACAACGAGAGGGACGTGGAGTTCGTCAAGGTAACGAAATTGCACGAGACTTCAATGATGATAATGTAGATGTTTACTTTTATGCTACCGAGGGTAGTCTTGACATGTACAAGTATCAGTTACAGGAAACCAAGGGTAAATTATTCGCTCAGTTTAAGAGTGGAACCATTGGTGACCGTACATTTGATGAGGGCGATGCGGAGGAGAATTTCGACCCTGCAGAAGTTGTTGCCATGCTTTCAGGTAATCCTGTCATCTTTGAGAAGTCAAAGCAAGACAAAAAGGTGGAAAAACTACGTCGTGCCAAGAGAGCTTATGAAAGTGATTGGCAGCGTAGGCACGCTCGTTATGAGGAGTTACAAACAAAGAAGAGGAATTATGAACGCCTATTATCTTTGAATGCCAGTGATGTGCAAGGATTGGAACGTGGTGGCTTCACAGCAGACGCAGAAGGTAAATATCCATCAACGGTTACAGTCTCTGTTAAGGATGATTACAGTTCACGCAAGACCTTTGAGAAACCGAAAGAGGCTGGTGCTTACATACATGAACTGTTGAAACAGAATAAGAGAGTACAGCTGTCAGGTTTCCATCAAACAGCTAATATCAGTATTCCTATTACTGATGCAGGTCTGTTTGGAAAGCCTGTTGCAGAGTTGGAAAGTTACGGAGGTATTAAGTATGCCGTTGAAGTAAGCGATGATGATACCGCAGCAGGTGTGGCATTCCGTAATCTGTTGCAAAAGGTTTACAGTAACAAAAAGGTTTACGAGCGTAATATCGATGATGTGAATAACCAACTCAAGGGCGCAGACCCTGGTGAAAATATCTATCCTAAGCAGGCTGAACTTGATGAGGCATTGAAAGAAAAGAGACGTCTTGATGAGGAGTACAAAAAGTTGTCAGATGAGGAAGACAAACCAACTGCCAACGATGATACCAGGTATCGTGATTTTGACGAAGAAAAATTACGAGAAGGCTATGGTTCATATACTAATAGTGAGTTGAGCTTTATCAATGACCCTGTTGCAAAAATGCTTGGTAAGAACAATCGTACCGAGGAAGACCACAAGGCGTTTGCGGAAAGGGAACGCCAGCGCATGATAAGTCGTATAAATGAACTTGCAGACAAGTTACATCTTGATAATATTGAAACCGTTACAGATAGTAACAGCTTACAGGGGAAGAAAGCTAAGGCAAAAGGATTCTATTCTAAAAGTAGTGGAAAAATCACCATCGTTATCCCTAATCATGCAAGTGTAGAAGACGTAGAGAAGACACTGCTACATGAGGCTGTAGCGCATTATGGACTAAGGAAATTGTTTGGTGAACACTTCGAGACGTTCCTTGATAACGTTTATCAGAATGTTGAACCAGAAATAAGACGTATTATAACAAGTCAAGCGGCAAATAACAACTGGGATTTCCGTACAGCAACAGAAGAGTATCTTGCAGGACTGGCAGAACGAACAGACTTCGAGAGGGTTCATTATGCAATATGGAATAAGATAAAAAGTTTATTCTTAAAGATGTTGCATAGTATCGGTTTTGAGGGCTGGTCAGCTACAGAATTAAGTGACAATGAACTTCGTTATTTGCTATGGCGTAGCTATGAAAATATGAAAGAGCCAGGCAGATATCGCAGCATATTGGGTGAGGCAGAAGACATAGCAAAGCAAAATGAGTTAAAGGTTGGCAACTATGATCAGCAGGACACTAATTCTTCTAATGTAGCTGAAAGTAAGACTGAGACAGAGAATACCTTATATCGTCAAGGTTCAAACGGTCAGTCAGCTTATGATATTTACGAGAATGCCGTAAAAGACAGTGGTACGCAGACAATGTTAGGAGCATTGGCACGTACTGTCTTTAGCAAAGATGCCCGCACAAGGTTTAAGAACAAGTTTGCCGAAAGCTATTTCGATTATAGCCGAAGCATTAAGCAATTACAAGACGCTATCGAAGAGAGTTTAGGTGTTAGGTTGGATAGCTATGAGGACGTATGGCGGACGCTTAATGCAAAGGGTAGTGCAGATGCACAAGAAGTAAACCTTGCTATGTTACGTTATATTGCACCATTAGCCGATTATATCGGATATATGATAAAAGGTAAGAGCCTTAATGGAGAGGTCTTAACGGTGGATGATGTAGAAAAGTATATGAATGCCGTTCATGGTATAGAACGTAATAAGCACATGCAAGAAGCAGCCTTTAGAGATAAGCTGATAAAGAAGCTAAAATCAGAAGGCTACAGCAACGATGAAAGCGAAGCAATAGTTGAAGCTGAGTTGGATAATATTCGCAAAGGCAATGGTAGCATGTATATGGACATATACGATAATGTACGCAAGGACTATTCGGGTTTGACTACATTGTTTAGCGATGAAGTAGAAGATGTAGACAATATAGATGAGTTGGAAGCAGCAGCAACGCAATACGCTAACGACTTTGGAAAAACTGTCGGAATGGACAAAACTTTAGAGTTGTGGGATAAAGTTAGGGCACTCAACGACTTTTCATTACGCAAATCCTATTTGAGCGGTTTGATAAGCAAAGCACAATATGAAGGTGTGAAGCAGATGTTTCAATATTACGTTCCGCTTCGCGGCTGGCATGAGGGTGCAGCAGGCGACATCTATGAATACATCTCACGAGGTGAACGTACAGGAATGTTAGAAAGCACACTAAAGGTCGCTAAAGGTCGCAAGAGTCGTGCAGGTGATATATTAGGAACAATGGCAGCTATGGCAAACACGGCTATTGTACAAGGTAACAAAAACCTTGTTGCACAGAAGTTCCTAAACATGGCACTAAACTATGGTGGGAAGAGCGGACTACTTATGGTAGGTAAGCAATGGTATGAAGAGAGTGCTAACGAAGAACTCATCCCCCTATTCCCAAATCTCCATGACGGTATGACGGTACAAGAACAACAAGACGAAATAGAACGTTTTGAGAAAGACATGGAAGAAAAGCGCAAGGCAGGAAGGGTCAGAGAGTTAAGGAAAGGCTTCAATAAGGAAGTAGGCTTGCGTATGCCGAAGTGGCAAGAGCAAGAACATTGTGTGCGAGTACTGCGCAACGGCAGGGAGCATCAGGTGTACGTTCTTGGCAATCCAAGGGCAGCACAAGCTTTTAATGGGTTGCTAAATAAACAAGCAAAATCAGATATATTGAGAGATGGTTGGGCAGCATGGATGCGTGCGAAAGCAACTATGCAAACAAGCCTTAGCCCTGAGTTTGTCTTTAGCAATTTCCAGCGTGATATCCTCACCGCTGGAACGGGAACATATATTAAATTTGGACGTAAGGCAGGAGTAGAGTTTGCTAAGAACCTTACAACACTTAATCCTATGGCAGGGATGAGCGAGGGACGCGCAGGTGGTATCTTCACTCTTATTCATCGCTATAATAAAGGTACACTCGATATGAGCAACGAAGTAGAACGCATGTTTGACGAGTTCGTTCGCAATGGTGGTATGACAGGCGTTAGCGTCATAGAGGGCAAAGACGAATATCAAAAATCCATTAATAAGGCAGTGAAGCGTATCAAGCAAGGTAAGTTAGACATGGGACGTCAAGCAATTCATGGTTTAGCCGATGCTATAGAATTTATGAATAGCGGTGTAGAGAACTCCACTCGCTTTGCAGCCTACATGGTAAGTCGAAAGACCTTAGGCAAGAGCGTGACAGAAAGTGTGTTTGACGCTAAGGAAGCCAGTGTGAACTTCAATATGAAAGGTAGTGGTGCTTGGCTAAACCTATGGATGCGTAGAAACATCATGTATGCCAACCCAGCTATTCAATCATTACGAATGTTAGGTACGTGGTATGATGCAAGCCCAAAGCGTTTCATGGGGGTGTTATCCACAGTCATAGCAACGAGTGTCACCATGGCAATGTTATGGGCAAGCGTTGGTGCAGGCGATGGCGATGACGACAATGATTGGTATAAGCTCAGTGAATGGAATAGATACAACTATCTAAACGTTTGGACAGGTAATGGCTATGCACATTGGAGTTTACCACAAGAGTTTAGACCGGTATGGGCATTAGGGCAAATAGTGTTTGACTGGCAGAGGGGCATGGTAAGTAAAGAGCGAGCTATCAATTCGATGATGACGCAGCTAAATAATCTTAGCCCGATGGCTTTCTTCTCAGGCGGTATGGATAGTAAAGACAGCTATTGGAAGACTGCCATACGTGCATGGACGCCAACTATTGCAGCTGACTTTTCAGACGCTTATGTATGGAATGAAAACTTCTTAGGACAGAAGATAACCAACCAAGAGGACTATAATATAGACTCTCCCGAATTCCAGCGAGCAGGTAAGAATACTCCTCACTGGGCAGTCTCTTTGAGCAAGCAGTGGAACAACGGTACAGGCGGAGCAGAGAATAGAAAGAGTTATTGGGACAGCCCAGCAATCAATCCAAGTGCACTATACTATCTTGCCCAGCAGCAGTTAGGCGGTTTAGGTACGATGGTAACCAAACTCAGTAAGGCATACGAACAATTGGAAGATCCCAATGGAGAGTTAGAAGCTAAGAACATACCGTTCGTATCGAAAGTTTGGGTTTCAACCGAAGACAAGCAATCCAAGAACCGTGTTACAGACGATAAGTTTTGGATGATATACAACGATTGGAAGTTGATTGACAGTGAGATGAAGCACAATAAGTCAGACGTTGAAAAAGGCAAGATGAGTTTAACAGACCTTGCCGAGCGCATGAACGAACTGCAACAGAATGGCGACCATAAGCGATGGGCACGTTTGAGAGGCTACATGAAAGGCTATGACGAATTACGCAAGGCGCGCAATAATGGAGCAGACGTAGAAGAAGCTATGGATGAACTTAAGAAAGATGTTGTAAAAGAAGAAGAGAAAACACTAATGAATAAATAGTTAAACTTATGATAGTGTAGGCATTGTTTATCTTTGCCTACACTATTAAATTGGATATCAATATGCATACTGTTACAAATAAAAGGGAGAAGCTTATACCGATGAGCCGTATTACTCCAAATACAAAAAATGAGGAAATGGATACGGTTGCTTTTCATGCAAACAATTTTGAGAGGCGTAGGGCTTTTGATGTACTCATGGAGGCTCAACACTATTGGAACGAAATGGAGCAGTTCCGAAAAGATAGACAGAGAAATAAGAGATACACCTACGGAGACCAATGGGACGATAAGATTTGCGTCGATGGCAAAACGATGACAGAGGAAGAGTACATCAAGCAGCAAGGTAACGTTCCGTTAAAGAACAATCTTATCCGAAGACTTGTTCGCAATGTACTTGGCGTATATCGTTCGCAATCGAAAGAGCCTACATGTGTAGCACGAGATAGAGATGAGCAGAAACTTGGAGAAACTATGTCTACCATTCTGCAGTGTAATATGCAACTCAACAGAATGAGCGAGGTATATGCACGTACAATGGAAGAGTTTTTAATCTCTGGTTTTATTGTACATCGCAAAAGCTATGGATGGCGTAACGGCAAGGAAGATTGTTGGACGGATTATGTTCAGCCCAATAACTTCTTTATCGATAACAATATGCGTGATTTTCGTGGTTGGGACGTAGGTTGTTTGGGAGAGGTTCACGATATTAGTTTTGGACAACTCTGCGAACAGTTTGCAGAGGCTCCTGAAGATTATCGTAAACTGAAGGACATATATAAATGGGCAGATAAGAAAGAATATATAGCGAGTTACGCAGAGAAGTTTGGCTATAGTAGACTTGATAATTTTGATTTCCTCTTCACCAGTGAACCTGGAAGATGTCGTGTTATAGAAGTTTGGCGCAAGGAACAGAAGCCGCGCTATCGTTGCCACGACTATCTTAATGGCGACATCTACAAAATAGATGAGGAAGATTATTACAAGGACGTTGTGGCGGTAAATGAGCAGCGTATGCAAATGGCTGAGGCTTCAGGAATGCCAGCAGAAGAAGTCCCACTTATCAAAGCTACTTGGTTCATGGATGATTATTGGTACTTCTATTATCTTTCCCCATTTGGACATATCCTTAAAGAAGGAGAGACCCCTTTTGAACACGGAAGTCACCCTTATATCTTCAAAGCTTATCCATTCATAGATGGTGAGATTCATTCGTTTGTCAGTGACGTAATAGACCAGCAGAGGTATACCAACCGACTCATTACGCTATATGATTGGATCATGCGAGCAAGTGCTAAGGGTGTCTTGTTGATGCCAGAAGATTGTTTACCTGATGGTGTTAGCATGGAAGATATTGCGGAAAGTTGGGCAGAATTTAATGGCGTTATTGTCTTTAAGCCGTCAAAGACAGGGCAAATACCACATCAAGTAGCGAACAACTCTACTAATATTGGTATTACTGAATTACTCAATTTACAGCTAAAGTTCTTTGAGGATATATCAGGTGTGAATGGAGCTTTGCAGGGTAAGCCTGGCTTCTCTGGGCAAAGTGCGTCCATGTATAATCAGCAAGTTCAGAATTCTACAATGTCATTGCTTGATATGTTGGAGTGCTTCTCTTACTTTGTTATAGATGGAGCTTATAAGGATGTGAAGAATATACAGCAATTCTATGATGGGAAACGTGTGTTTAACATCGCAGGTAAGAGCGGTGCACAAATCGAATACGACCCTAAGAAAATTAGAGATGTTGAATTTGACTTGTCTATCACCGAAAGTACAACAACACCAGCATATCGTCAACTTGCTAATGATGTCCTTATGCAACTATGGCAAGCTCAAGCTATCAGCGTAGAACAACTACTTGAACATGGAGACTTCCCATTTGCAGATGATTTACTGCAAAGCCTACAATCTCAAAAAGAACAGATACAGCAGGGACAGTTACCTCAAGGTGTATCACCGCAGATTATGCAAAAAGCGCAACAAGGAACTAATATGCAAGCTGTAGACCAACTACATCAAGCGTTACAAGCTTCATAACAAAAGGCGTAGGATAATCCTACGCCTTTTGTCTATCTTTTCTTATTTACATTCTTTTGGATATTCTCTACCGCTAACGGGTCATTAGTAAGAGTGGCAATGCCGTCAAGACTTTGTTTTTGTCTTACGTTGTATCTTCCCATTGCACCAAGAGTAATACTGTTGCTTCTTCAATTCAATAACAGAGGCGGGCATTTCTGCTGTTCCATTTCTATATGGGGTTGCATAAAAGCACTCTCTTTCAAGGTCAGCAACAAAAGCCTTATTGGTGATATAGCCTTTGTGTTTTAGTCGACGGAAGTTAAATCTATCCATGACAAGGAGTGCTTTCTTTGTACCTGACGCAGGCATAACATAATAACGTTCACCAGTTCTCTCATGTGCCTCATTCGCTTTTCTTACCGCTTCACGATAGCGAAGATAAGCTTTCAATTTTTTAAAAACATTCATCATCTTATTATATATTAAATTAAACTTATATTGTTGCAGCTGATACTGCTTTCTTCTTCTTGGGGACACGCATATTGACACGCATCACAATAGTTGGTATAGGCATTTCAAAGAAACATATATGAAGACCAATAGCACGTGTCATTAATAAGTCGTCATGCTTACCAATAATAGCACCAAAGGCTCCATTCTGCTTTTTCTCATAAACCACATATTCGTCTAAACAGCGTTCGTCACGTTCTGTGTATAAATGTTCACGTACAACCTTTATCAAAGTTGATATAATCATTGGCTTAGTTGCAACATTGGTGTGGAAACCATACTTACGTGGCAGACCTTCCCTAATCTCGTCTTCTGTCTGTTTACGTGCATAGAGATTTGGATAGACATCTTTAATCTGATTAAGAATAAAGTGTGACAAATCTCCGTCCACTTGTCTTTCCTTGTCATGCGTCTCAAGTGTGTTACTCTCGATAACAAGTAATGAGTTATCATAGAATGCTGCTATTTGTGCAGCTTTCCAAGCAAGTATATCCATATCAATGTGTCCGTACCATTGCGCAACTACTTCTGGTCTATCTCCATCTAACATAAACAGACGGTCAATTACTAAGATAACAGACCAGTCGGCTTTTTTCGAGCGTCCACCAATATCAACTATTGTAAGATACCTATTTGTAACAATTTCTTTATCATCAATCTCTGGTAAATCCCAAATCCATAGTAATCCTTGTGTATCTTCTACAAAGCGAAGATTCTTTAGTGCGTCCTTACCAGAGTCACTATCTGCATAAACATCTCCAATATACTTAGGCGGTTTGCATGATGCTCTGAACTCATCGACTTTATACTTATCGAAGACACGTTCACCCGAATGTACAAAAGCCTCAACATCATCAGATGGATATTCAGATGCCATTGGGGCATGTTCATTATATTTAGCACGCTCTTGTACATACCAGTTAATTGCTTCTAACGTTGCACCCTGCTCCCACAACCACCACAGGTACTTTCCACTTTCAGCACGTGCCGATGATGCACTACTATTATTACGATTCTTCCACAACCATATAGCAAAATCAGCTTTTGCATCATCGTTTTCAAAAGGCAAAGAATACTGCTCAATATCAAACCAAGATACGAACATTGCTTCAAACTGTGAAGTTCCACGCTTTGCCGCATCATATTCTCGCTGAAAGAAGTTTCCTGTACCATTAGCTGTACTCTCATATACAATCATTGTATACGGCTTCAGCAGGATACCAGAGCAAGCTGAGCGCACAATATCCTCAGGTTTCTTACCATCCGTAGTCTTCCATAGTCCTACCTCGGAAAGATGTACAAGGTTGTAATCTCCACCACGGCAAGAGTCAGGACGTTCAGCTGTTCCAATTTTTATTTTACAGTTACGTTGTGGTACACGATGAATAGAACCAGAGTGTCCTACACCTACTAACTTAGATTCATTTTCATTGTAGGTTTCACCCAGTTTATAAAGCATAGTTATAGGATAAGCTTTAATCATACGGTCAAACATATCCTTGATTTCATCAGAACCAGCACCTTGGTGAGCGATGATTAGCGAGTTAAGACCTACCTTGTGAATGAGCTGAAGCCATGCCATATACAACTGAGAAGTTGTAGAACCGCCCCATTGTCGTGCCTTTAGTAGAACTATTCGTATAGGCTTGTTGGCTTTGCGTAACTTTTCAAGTCGTTCTACAAATTTCCTTTGAGGTCGTGTGAGTCGAAATAACACATCGTCTCCACCACCTTTGTTTTTGATGTAAACATACAATGCAGCCCAAAATGCAAAGTCATAGCGGCATCTTAATCGTACAAATTGCTCTATAACTTTAAGACGATCTTCCTCAGAATATTCTACTTCTAATTCTTCTGTTAGGAATTTTATTATACTTCCACAGCTTATTAGCAGTTTTACCAATGGAATGCTAAGCATTTCAGCAGGAATATACTGTGTTTCTAATGGAAAACCATCTATACGTACTTCAACACGTTCTCCAATAGACCCTATACCGCTGATAGGGTCAAACTTTTGGTAAACGTCAGCATTACGTTTGTCATTCTCTTTTAATATGTTGATTACTTCTTTCTGCATATTACAATCGGATAGTTAAGAAGAGATGACAATATGCCACATAAATAACAATACAGATGGAGCCATCCATTTGTGTATGGGAATACAAAGCCGATAATAAGATAGAATACCATCCATGCTTGATAGTACAATTTCCTACGTACTTCTAACGAAATAGAACCGAAGAGAAAAAAAACAATTCCAGATAGTCCAACAGTTGGTAACACAGAAATGGGTAAGACTTGAGAAAGTGTTTCTATTGGGAATGTTACGGCGACAATATACGCAAGTATTAGCCTTTGTAATCTGATATTGTAGATAAAAACTAAACTGATAAGGCACCAAGCGTTAAGGGTAGCGTGTATGATACCCGAATGAAAGAAAGGGTAGAGACATCTTCCAACCCACGAACCTCCTGCATAGATACCAACCTTGTGCAAGTCAGAAAGCTTCAATAAGGATAAAGCTATTACTATCACTGCTAAAAGCAATGACGTAACCTTTTCTTTCTTTCTTCGTATCTTTTCTTCCTCTCTTTGCATATCATAATTCTAATACTGCCAGCACTTAAATAGAATTTAGGAGCAGGCTGTGCTACAACTATCTCACAACACTTGTTAATCGACCAATTAGGGTTCTTTGTCTTAAGTTCAACAACACGTTTGTGTATTTCATGAAACATTTCACGTTTTAGTGGGCGCATCTTATAATAAGGGTGTTTACCTTTCATAATTGCCATTACTATTTTGCTTGCCCAAATTTCTGATACCCAAAACCTCCGTGAAGGCATATTGGATATCTGTTCGCAAATGTGTGGAATACTGATATATTCGCATGAAGATATATGCTCATCATATAACCTCATTATATCGTTCATGCGCTCTTCAGCATACTCCATAGTGGAACCTCGATGTTTCATAACGGATTTATCTATGTTCCAAAGTTACAAAAAAGAACGTAAAAACTTAAACGATTTATATAATAATTGTATCCTATTTTTGCATTAAAACAACCATCATAAATTTAGATATATAAGATTATGGCTGAAAATCCAACAGTTAAGAGTAATCGTGATAAGTTTAGAGAAAGGATGAGTAAGAAGTATCCTGATCATAACTTTGACGATGAAGAGGCTTTATATGGTCAAATCGGGGACGACTACGATGGATACGAAAAGGAAATTAATGGCTATAAGGAGCGTGAAAAGGCTTTCTCAGACCTTTTTACAAGTGACCCTCGCAGTGCTTCTTTCCTCACCAACTGGCGTAAGGGTGGCAACCCTGCCATAGAATTGGTACGTATGTTCGGAGACGACTTTGTAGAAGAACTTAAAAACCCTGATAAACAGGAAGAACTTGCAAAAGCAAGTCAAGAGTATGCAGAACGTGTTGCCAAAGAGAAAGATTTTGACGAACAGTATCAAAAAAATATTGAAGAAACTCTTTCCACTATTAAGGCGATTCAAGATGAAAAGGGATGGAGTGATGAGCAGGTCGACGAGATAATGGAATTCCTTGTTAACATCATGAAAGATGGAATTCTTGGTAAGTTCTCACGTGAGAGTATTGAGATGGCTTCTAAGGCTATCAATCACGATGCCAATGTTGAGGAAGCTGCACATGAAGGCGAAGTTCGAGGACGTAATGCAAAGATTGATGAGAAACTTCGCAAAAAGTCCCACAATGATGGTACTGCTAATCTCAGTGGCAAGAACGGAGGTGGCGGTTCTAAACGACAATTGCCAGACCTTGGTGCTATCAGTCGCTACGACGGAGCTCAGTCTATTTGGGAGCGAGGTGGCGAAAAACGTACAGCCTACAAATAAGTACAATTTTTACTATTAATAATTCAAAACAAAAGAAGAATGAAGAAAATTAAGAAAAGTTCGAGTTTTCTCTGTCGCATTATGCTAACATTATTGGCTATTGTGATGGGCGCATCAAATGGTGTGCTGATGGCTAACGCCTCCGCACTTCCAGATGCAGGAAAAACAAATGCAGGAGCAGAGGGCACTGGTGGCACTGATGGTATTGCAACAGAAACACAGGGACGTACAGATGGTGACGAAAACTTCTACATGAGCGACGTAGACCAGCGTATCATCAAGATTCGCCCTATGGCTACGCCAGTAGACCAGATTAGTCGCTTTGCAAAATCAAGTTCTTGTGACTCATTTGTGGTGAAGTATTATTCTGTTGGAACACGTGAAATTAAGTGTACTACTACAAAGAAGGTTGAGGCTATGACCACTGGTGCCAGCACATCACTTCCTGTGAGCGACACCAATATGTTTACACTTGACGATACTATTCGTGTAGTTGGTGTTAAGGGTGTAACAGATCCTAATACAGGTAAGGCGTATACAGGGAGTAATATTCCTGACCTTGTGCTGTGTGTATGTGGTAAGGATGCTTCTACAAACGTACCTACAGTATATGCTGTAAATGGCTCTATGGATAACACCTCTAAGCAGCCAATTTTTGTCCCAGAGATTAAGAGTGGTGCTACGCTTGTAAGAATGGGTAAGGCTTGTGGAGAGTTGGATGTTCAGACTGGACGTTTCAATAATATTCCAATGCCAGAGACTCAGTACTGTCAGAACTTCATGATTCAAGTAGAACAGTCAACCTTTGAGAAGATTGCGTCAAAGGAGGTGAACTGGAACTTCTCTGATTTGGAAGAGGATGGTATCTACGACATGCGTCTTGCAATGGAGAACTCTTACCTATTTGGTGTTAAGAATGTTATCAAGCATATCGCTAAGGAGGGTATGAATACTTGGTTCACTGGTGGTATCTGGTGGATGGCAGGAAAGGATATCGAGGTTGGAAAGTGGGATGCAGCAAAGAATTGTGCAGTTATTTCAGATGAAGACCTCGTCGATATCACTAAGGATTTGTTTGTTGGTACTGGTATTGGAAACAAACGTAAGATTCTCCTCTGTGGTTCAGACATGCTTTCTGCATTCTCTAAGATTAAGAGTGACAAGTTCCGTCTGAAGGACACCGTTGAGGTTTGGAACTTGAAGTTCAAGTCATGGGATACAGACTTTGGAGAGGTTCTTACAGTTCACCATGAGTTGTTTGATGTTAATGGTATGAGTGATTGTGGCTTCGCTCTTGATCCAGAATATTTGTCTAAGAAAACACACATCTCTTGGGGTCGTAATATTCTTGACTTAAAGAAAGCAGGCATTCGTAACACCGACGCAGTAGTTATCCAGGAGGTCAGTTGTCTATACTTGCGCTATGCTAAAGCACATGCACGTATGAAGCTTGCACACGCCTAACACCAAATAACAATTAATAACACTAAGGGGTGGGATTCTCGTACATCCCATCCCTTTTTATTTATAAAGACATGACAAAGCATTATATATCAGATTCGCATATTGCGATAAATGTTACTCTTGATGGCGGAGAAAGTGTACATCTATCTTTCATAGCACTATCAAATGGTGGCAGCGTCTTTTCAACTGATAATGAAGAATTGCAGAATGCTATTGAGCGACACTATCGTTTTGGAGATTTATTCACCCTTGACCATATTGAGGAACCTAAGAATACATCAGAGACCGCTAATGAAGAGTATACCTCTGTTAAAGAGAGTGAGGACGGCAATATCCAGAAGATTACTGTGAACGACTTGGGTGAAGCCAAGAACTACCTTGCAGACACATTGGGCATTAGTCGTACGTCACTCCGCAGCCTTAAGACTATCCTCGAAGTTGCAAAGGCTAATAACATTGAATTCGAGGGGTTGGATAAATAATATCTCTATACAATGAAAGTATATCGTCTTGATGAAATAGCAAAAGACGTTCGCATAGCAATAGACCAAAATATGTCCAGTGACACACTGATAGGTTTTGACGATGTGGACACTCTTTCCTTAAACGATATTATCAAGTCAAAGGTGACAGACGCTGTAAAAAGAATACATAGCACGGCACCTGTATACCTACTTGATGGAGGTAACAACTTTGGAGACGCGATTTATTGGAAGGAACTTGAAAGCGGTTGGTGTCTGCTTCCTGAGGACTTCATGCGTCTTGTAGTATTCCAAATGGATGACTGGGAGCGCGCTGTATACCATGCTATCAGTGAGGACGATGCAGAATACAAAAAGCAAAGTAGCCGCTTTAAGGGCATACGTGGTACTCCTCAGAAACCTGTATGTGCAATCGCTATTCGTCCAGAAGGTAAGGCTTTGGAATTTTATTCTTGCAAGAGTGAGAACGCTATGGTTAGTAGAGCAGTCTATCTTCCTTATCCTGTAATTGATGAAGATGATGGTATCGAGATTTGCGAACGCTGCTACCAAGCTGTAGTTTACACCATAGCATCATTAGTATTAACAACTTATGGCAATGCTGATTTAAGCAAGGCGTTGTCAGATTTAGCAAAATCAGCATTAATATGAGTTCTGTAAAGACAACGCAATTAGACGGTGACGTATCAGTAGGTCGTAATACTTCCATAGGTGGCAATGCTACTGTTCAAGGAAATACTCATATAAAAGGCAATTGTAAAGTAGATGGTTGGCTTGAGGCTAAGAATGTCAAGTCAGCCAACAAGGGTCTTTTTACTACAGTCGAAAAACTTCGTGAGGCATACCCTCGTCCGCATGATGGGTGGTGGGCAATCGTAGGGCGAAGCTTGCCTGCACCTATCTATGTAGCAGATGGAGGCGCATGGGTAGCAACAGGAGAGAATGGCGGAAACCCTACAGTGGATAGTGAGCAATATAATAGCAACATATCTGAATTGCAGGGTGACCTTAACGCTGCGAAGACCGATGTTAAGGGTATCAAGGATGATGTAAAGGCACTCAAAACACAAGTAACAACACAAGGCGATAATGTGAACCAAACTCGCACAGCCGTAGAGACAGCACAGCAGACTGCCGAAACTGCAAAGAAAGTGGCATCTGATGTGAATGCTGAATTAACCACTATAAAAGACTCGAAAGGCAAGGCAAATGGTATTGCACCTTTAGATGAAGATGGCAAAGTACCAGCTGCTCATTTGCCGAGTTATGTTGATGATGTCATAGAGTTTGATGGTTGCATGGACAACCTTACTGCACAACAGCAGGGCATAGACATGTTATCAACAGACGAGCATGCAAAGGTAATCTATAACCGCACTGATAATGTTTTTGTATTAGCAGTAAAAACACAAGAGAATGAAGCCACTGTCTATTATGGTTCTTGGGTAGACCAAGAAAAGTATGGCGTTTCTTCAAGAAATGGATTTGCACCAATAAGTGGCAAAGTGTATATCGATTCGTCAGACAATACCACATATCGATGGAGCGGAACGAAATTAGTTCCTATTGGTTCAGACCTCTCATTAGGCTACACAGCTGGGACGGCATTCCCTGGTAATGAAGGTGCAGAACTAAAACAGAACCTTGCCAATTCGCAAAGAGATATTGAAGCATTACAGAATGATGGAAAGGCAGCCGTTGCTCGTAGTGTTGTAAATGTCAACAAGCTATTAGGTATGGAGGACAGAGATATGACATTCTCTGTTGCTTTGGAAAAGATTAGCGAGTACAAGGACAAAGAAAAGATAATGATTCCTGGTATTGTCCTTACATTTAACACACCTAATAATGGTTGGGTATCTAAACAGTGGGTCAATACAGAGAGTTGGAACAAAGAGGGTAACTGGAAAGATTTTGGTGCAAACGGTACTAACATCGGTAATACGCTTAATGTTAACTCTCTTTGTCCTGATGTTGAATATACATTGAGTACAGCTATCAAGGCAGTCCAAGACTTGGAGCAAGCAAGTGGGTTTACCTATTTCAGAAGTGGAGCGGTACTTACTTTCAAGACAGCTGAGAAAGATAGCAACGGAGCGCACGTATGGGCAGCTTTCCAATTTACTCGTGAAGTACCAGACATCAATCCAGCAGACTTGAAGCCATGGGTTGCCTTTGGAGGTGGTGGCACAGCAAAGGTTGAGTTAACAGGTACACCAAGGAACAATGAAGAGAAAGCCTTTTCAAGCGCAGGCGCATATAAGCATATTCCAACCAATCTAAAGGTTAACACAGAAACCGAGGGTGTTGTAAAACTACAGATGACGAATGAAGCAGGAGAAAGTATAGGTGACGAACAACAGTTTGTTGTCGGTACTGGTTCATCTGTGGGTGGTACAACCATAGCTATTGCATTCAAGGAGAATCCATTGTATGGTAAAGCTGGTGGATTATTCAACGTACATGCTTCCATTTTGAGCGTTACAAAGGCAGGAAACCAAGAAACAAGCAACAGTATTACAAACGTGCAGTTTGTAGACCGTACCACGAAGAAAGTCGTTACAACATTCGACACAAAGAAACCATCCTCTTCAACTTTGGAAGACTATAGCTTTGTCTTTGATTTGAGTTCACTCTATGTAAATGCAGGACAAGGCAGCTTGCAGATGGTAGTTGTAGACGATAGTGGTAACACTGCGAGTAAGAATCTTTCTGTAGTAGCCGTAGATGTAACTTGCGTGAGTGTGCAGACCTTACACTACACCAAAGACACAAGTCTTGAAGTAGGAGGAAATGCCAAGAATATCTTGATGTATTCTTTCCCAAAGAATAGTAGCGATAAAGGTATCCGTACGACAATCGAATTATTCAGAGACGGCACATGGCAGCCATTAGAAGCTACTGTTATTACAGATACGTATTCACATTCTGTAAGAATAGACCCTACAGGATTAGCACATGGTGCTTATCCTATCCGCATACAAGGTCAAGATGTTGCGTCTGGTGTGAAAGGTAATATCTTGCATACTGCCGTTATGGTCATTCAGCAGGATAGTAGCCTTGATGACTATGACAAGCCTATTGTTGTAGCCCGTTGGAGTGATGACAGCGAGGGAAAGAAGAAACTGTATGCTACAGTCATTTTTGATGTGGCAGTTTACCAGCGTAGCACATCACGCCCAGAAGCTGTTGTTTCACTTACCAATGAGACAACAAACAAGACTGAGACAATCACACGACAGGTCATGGCTCGTGATACTACACAGGTGATAAACAGACGTCTTATTGGCTATCACGATGGAGATAACCTGCTCTTTGGCGTTAATAGCGGTGATGCCACATTAAAAGAATCGTATAAGGTTACTATTAGCGGTACGTTACTTCCTATCATTGAAACCGAAGGTGCTGTACTTAAATTCAGTATGGCAGAGCGTAGTAATGCTGATAGTGATAAAACAATAAAGACGGTTACGTCAGATGGGCAACCTGTAAGTATTAATGTAAATGGTGCAAACTACACAACTAATGGCTTTGTAAAAGATAGCTTCGGAACGAGCGATTATGGTACAGCTGGTGACAAAGGACGTATGGCGTTACGTATTGCAGAAGATGTAACAGCAGAGTGCACTTATCAACCCTTTGCTTCGAATGCTATCGAAACGAACGGTTTGGCATTCTCATTCACCGTCATGACTAAGAATGTTGCAGACCGCAACGCACATCTTATTAAATGTATGGGTGAGAAGTTGGGCTTTGTACTGACAGGTGAAGAACTCATTGTTGCTACTAATGGTTCTCTTACAGATGCTGCAACAACAGCACTTGTGCCATACGTCAATGATAAACCAACACGCTTCGACATCGTGTTTGAGCCATCTACGATTGCACCATACGGAGGCATTGGTGTTATCAAGGTGTTCTTAAATGGTGATGAGGCTGGTGCTGTAGCATATAAAGCAGGTGAGTTAGCAAATCATAACTCAACTATCCATTTCGATGGACACAAAGCAGATGTGTATCTCTACGAGTTGACAGCATGGAATACTTACTACAACTATATTCAAGCATGCTATAACTATCTTGTTGGCTTGACAGATACCACAGCGATGATTGGAGAGTATGAGCAAAACAATGTTATGGCAAGTATTACCGCAGAGGGAACGACTAAAGACCGTCCAACAATGCAGAAGTGTCTTGACGCAGGTCTGATGGTATGTGCTATCTGTAAGAATCCAGATGCAGAAGACATTGCTGCAAACTATCCTGATTATCTTGAAACGAAAGATGGAGACAAGAAAACAAAACAGATAGTAGACTGGTATTGTTACTTCCCAGACCGTCCTTGGCAGAACTGCAAGATAATCGGTATCACGCAGACCAATCAAGGAACAACCTCTTCATGGCGACCTATCAAGAATAAGAAAGGTAAGATGAAGAAAGCCATTGTCACCTTATTGCATACACGTGAAGAAATTCAGACTATGTTCCCTGGCAATGCTGATGCACTTACCAAGTATGATAAGTGTGTGAAGATGGCTGCCAAGAACCGCATACAAGTTGTAGATGGTGGAAACTTCACTAACATCATCTGTATTAAGGTGGACTATTCTGATAGCTGCGGTGCACACAATGGTGCTATGATGGAGTTGATGAACGAGACCCAAATAGCACTGGGTGAGAAGTACATGACACCAGCACAGGTGTACAATGAGGGTGAGTATGAGATACACACCAGCATTGACAGTGTTCCATGCGCTTTGTTCCGTACCGATAGCCGAATGAACCACAGCGATGCCGAGAACCCTACCAAGGCATATTTCCATGCTAAGGCAAACTTCAATGCAGATAAAGGTGATGCCGACTTCTTTGGCTTTAAGGGGGTTAACGGATATAGTAAGAAGTGCCTTAACTATGGTGACTTTACAGAACTTGTAGCAGCACAGAACCAAACACTAACAGCTTTCAAGTCGCAAGTATTAGCAGACACCACTCAATTAATTGCGGGAAATATCTATGTCCTTAGTGAGTATTGTGGGAATGAGCATATTGTGATTGAGAATGACGGTAAGGGTGCTATGCGAGAAGTACAGGCTGTAGAAAAGCCTGTTGCAGTCGACAAAACGCTTGCAGAAGTCCTTGCAGACGATGTTAAGAACTACACTTGGCAGAACGTGTACAAGACCAGCGATGACCACTATGTACAGTATCAAGGTGGCAACTGGATAGACACTACTGGCAGTATGACTTTTAACAAGGCTACTAAGAAGTGGAGTGTTACGGGGCGAGTTGTAAATCCAACAGAGTGCTACGAATACTTAAAGTATGATAGCCTATGCTGGGGGCAGGGCGTGAACAGCCTTGATGACATGATGCGTATTGACTCTGCAACAGGAGCACCAATCTGGATGAGTTATTATGAAACTCGATATCCTGATGATGACAATCTTGAAGAGCTTTACAAAGCAGGCAAGAAAGTTCCTTATAACCTTTATAAGTGGCTTGTGTTCTCACAGCAATGTAACCAACATCAGACAGAAGCAAATGGGAACATTACTCTTGGTGGTGTATCAGTACCAGGAACAAAGGCAAATCGCCTAAAGAAATGGCAGCAAGAAGTGCATAAGTACGCCAATCCATATTCTTTGTGTTGTTATACGATTGCGTCCGATTACAAGGCAGCAGTAGACCAACGTAGTAAGAATATGATGATTGCCTTCTATTTAGAACCAGATGGAACGATACGAGCCTACTTTAATCATTGGTACGATGGCGACTGTGTAGATCGTAGCGATAATGATTGTGGTCTTACAATTCCTTGGGATATGGATGCCGTTACTTCACATCTATACCAAGGTTGGGATAGTGTAACATTCGTACAGACGTATGCAGCACCAAATTTATGGGTAGATGATAGTGGCACAACAACTATCACACTACATGAAGTGGCAGCTGCTATGCGTAAGACAGAACGTAATAGTAGAAAGGTATTCAGCGCTGATGGCTGCTATTACTATTGGATTACAAAGCGTTTGTCACGTTGGGCAAAGGTTATCAGTTCTTTCGATGGTGAACGTAAGTATATTCAGAACTCTACAGCAGCAGCCAACTACTTCTATGCACTTCACGGTTTGCGTTTAGAGGACTTACCAGACTACCAGCGTAAACGCTTTAAGCTGCGTGACGGCTATTATCAGGTAGGCGACCTATATACGGCACCATTCAAAGCACGTATGATGGGAGAAATCTCAATCAAGATAACAGCAGCGCAAGATGGTTTCTTTGGTTTAGGAGAAGACCGTGCAGACACTGTTACCGATAGCTGTTATCTAAGAGCAGGCGAGACTTACACATTAAGAGCCAACGCAGCACAGGAGAGTGGCAAGATGGTGTATGTGTTTGGTGCTGATAAGTTAGCAGTACTTAATATTTCAGCGTGTACTCCAAAGCAAGAGGGCTTCGACATCAGTACTTGTACACTATTGGAAGAGTTGATTGTCGGTGGAGAAAGTTATACACCTGCCTACACAACAGGTGTTCTTACCTCTCTTAATCTTCCTGCAATGCCTTTCTTAAAGAAGATTGATATACAACACACCAAGGTGCTTAGCGTGCGAGCAGAAAACTGTCCACGTTTAAAGACATTCCTTGCCAAGGGTAGTACGTTAAGAGCATTCACTCCTGCAGAGGCTTGTCCTTTGGAAGTAGCACAGTTCCCAGCAAGCATGACAGACATTGTGTTTGTAGGTTTGACAAAAGCCACTTATCCTAATGGAGGTTTGACATACGAAGGCTTGAGTAATGTTAGTAGCGTACGCATACGTAGATGTCCGAATATAGACCCAGTAAGAATATTGGAAGATACAGTTGCCGCTGGTGCTACTATTAGTTCCATTTCAATAAAGGATGTTGAGTGCTCAAAGAAAGATACCGTACTGTCTGCAATGAAAGAAATGGGTACACGTGGTATTAACTCGGAACACACGAATATCTGCGATGGTTTAAGTGGTACATGGGTACTCACGAAGTATATTGAAGATAGTAAGCTTGCTGCTTTGAAAGAGTATTACCCGAACTTGACAATACATCAGTCGCAATACTCACTGATAGTCTTTGATGATACTATTGATGATCCTGCTAATATTAGCAACCTTGACAATGAGACAGGTCAGATGTTCTCTAATGACTTTGTACCAAGTGCGCACGTAGCTAAGATTAGACAGCAGCTTATACCTGTTAAGGGAAAGCTCAACACAGAAAGAAATGTGTGGGAGGGCGTTAAGGTTTCAGAAACGAATTATCATAACCTTGCCAATGGGGTTGAATTTGACTATACCGATAAGGCTGCCGACGGCTTTGACGTGATGATGCGTTGTCCTGCAATGTGGTATAAAGGTATCAATGACTTCAAGAACCAGAAGAAATATATCGCATGGAGTAGCCTGGCTACTGAGCCATTATCTACTGCTAAGCGTGTCACACGAAAGAAGCTGAAAGATATAATACTAAAGGCTAATACAGGTGTGATGTCTGAAAAAATCAGATTAAACGAAAGTACGTTGGATAGTGCTGGTGTTCTTGCAGAGGTGTCAAATGTAGATGTATACAAGATTGATGTTGCAGGAATGAAGCAAGTTAGATGGCCAGGTATGAATAATGCAACTGTAGGCGCATGCTTCCTAAATGCAGCTGGCACTATCATATCGAAGTACAATCTTGCAATAGGCAATACCGCCTTTGACTTCATCGATGGTGACTATGTCTTTATAGATGTGCCACAAGGGGCTAAAGAGTTTGTATTCTCATCAAGTAATGTAAACTCTGAATTAGAGGCTATTGCAGTAGACAGTACAGAGATAGAAGCCATTGAACCTGATTGGGTACACAATGAACCATGGCTATTGGGTGTTTATCAAGTATCAGTAGATAGTCTACTTAGAATGCGTTCTGTATCTGGAGCAACAGTACAGAGAGGTAGTAATAATAATCGTACATCTTCTGAATGGCTATACGACGAGGAGGGTTATGCAACTAACACACCTGTACGCAAGATGGAGTTTACCTATAAGGATTTTCAAAACCTTGCACACCGCAGAGGTAATGGCTATCAGATGATAGACTATGATATGTCTAAGATGATGGCTGTTCTCTGGTTCTCATTGTCAGGCACACGTGATTCACAGTTGGTTTGTGGTTACGGCAATGGCAGTAGTGATGTTACAGGCTATCGTGATGATATTGGAAACTCTGACAGTAGACGTGAAGATAGCAGAGGAACAAAGTGCTTAGGTCTTGAGAGTTTCTTTGGTGTCTATTACGAGTGGGAAGACAACGTTGCCGTGAATATACCCTCTTATCGTCAGTATATGAAAGACAAGACTGTAGAGGTTAACACTTATCCAACAGACGCTATATGGCACATTTACGACCCTGTCAGCAAGACAGAACGCCTTGTACAAGGGACTAAAGATAGCGGTTACTGTATTGCACGTGTAAGACATGGACGCTATTGTGACATCATTGCTTCAAGAGTAAGCTCTGATAATAGTAGATGGGCATCTAACTACGCAGATGGACAACAGTATAATCATTCAAAAAGCCGTGTTGTCGGGCGTTCGAGTAACGGTGCGCATGCGTATGGCGGTCTCGTCTTTGCGGATGTACTTAACGCATCATCGCTGTCGAGCTCGATCGTCGGTTCTCGGCTTGCCTTCCGTGGAAAAGTTGAGATAAACGAATAAAGCGTAAAAGCGCAAAGCGTCGGTGGGCGAAAATCCGCCACGCTTTGCTCTTGAATTAAAAGGTTCAAATATAAACTCACTTAAAACACACATCTATGAATACAGACTTTTTTAAGGTATACGGAGTCAAGGAACGTAACGACAGTTTGTTACGTCTATCCGATGACCACTACGTGTTATTCTATGGCTTTGACAAAGACAAGGACAGCGACGAAAGCGGTTACTGCTGGCGTAAGGACTATGGGTATAAGCCAACAGAAGAAGAATTAAAGGGCGATATAGCCACACATGTCAACAAGCTAATTGATGAAAAGATACTTGCAGGGTTTACCTATGAGGGTAATATTGTATATCTATCATCAGAGAATCAGTTTAATTACAAAGCTGCATTTGACTTGTGTATGCTTACAGATGGAAGCAACCTACCTGTAACTTTCAAGTTTGGACAGGAGAACGACCCTAAGTATCGTCAGTTTAATACAAAGGATGAGCTGAAAGATTTTTATTTATCTGCCATTTCGTTTGTAACTAATACGCTTGCAGAGGGGTGGGCAGAAAAGGATATGATTTACAAAAAGGATATGCAGTCATGGTTTACTTAATCATTTTATCGGTAGTACTTTCAGTTGCAATGGCAATAGTAGCAGCAAAGAAAGCAAGGGAGTTACCAGATAGTGTGAGTAGTTTCAGCTATTACGTAGGTGATGTTTGCTTTTCATTGTGGGCAACAATGACGGCAGCAATCTTGTTATTCTCTTCTCTTCATGCCTTACCGCCTAAGCATGCTTATATTGCAGGAATGATGAGTGTAGGTTTATTGATGGTGGCTGCTTCGCCTTGTTACAGGACAGAGAACAAAGTGCTACATTATGTAGGCGGTTATCTCTTTGGATTGGCAAGTCAGATTGTAGTAGCTTTGCTTATACCATGGTTACTCATATTGTGGGTGTTGTTCCCGCTTATATTCATTCGTAAGAGCTGGAAAGAGAATGCTACATTTATTGCAGAAGGGATATGTTACATCACTTTAGTAGGCAGCCTCATCCTATCTTTACTATCGTAATTACAAACATAAACCTTTCAATCGTTTTTCCTATATTATTTTTGTAGAAATTTATTGTAAAAACAAGATGAAGAAAGTAATTAAATGGCTTAAAGAAAGTAACAGGTACAAACACCTTATAGGTGGTGTACTCATCGGTGCTGGTGCTAATAGCTTATATTGTGCAGCGTATGCAGGTATAGGAGTAGCAACCGCACTTGAACTTAAGGATAGAATGTGGGGCGGAAAGGCAGACATCATCGATTGGGGACTAACAGTCGGTGGTGTGGCTATAGGCTTCGGAGTAAGAACGTTAGTAAATTTAGTTATATTATGAATTACCTTGAACAGTTTAAATACGTTATGTGTAGTATCATTAGCGGTATGCTAAGTCTTTTTTTTCCTATCCGTGATTTCATGTATGCAATGTTGATAGTCTTCACACTGAATTACATCTTTGGAGTAGTAGCAGGACTTAAACATGGCGAACGGTGGAATCTAAAGAAATCAATGGTTTTCTTCTATCATTGCGCATTGTTCTTTGTCATGACCGCTTCAATATTCATTACTGGTTATTTTCTCCATGCAGGCGAAGAAACTTTAGGTGTGGTCAAGGCGTTATGTGGTGTAGCGATTTGGTTCTACTCAACCAATATCGTTCGTAACTGGAGAATGATGCTCATTGAAAACACTACCATGTGGAAGGTGGCAGGTTTCGTTTACTATGTTCTCACTTTGAAAGTGGTTGACAAAGTTCCATTTCTTGGCGAGTATCTTAAAACAGCTCACGTCGATATTAACGACAATAAAGCCAAATTTGATTAACGTAATATGAGAAATATTAATTACATTGCAGTTCACTGCACCGCAAGCCATCAGTCTATGACGATTGAGGGCTTAAAACAGGAGTTTAAGCGTAAAGGGTGGGTTAATCCAGGTTATCATTATGTGGTGTCGCCAGACGGTAAGATTACACAGCTTCTTGATGAAGACAAGGTAAGCAATGGCGTTAAGGGCTTCAATTCAGTATCTATCAATGTCGCTTATATTGGTGGAATTGATACTAATGGCAAACCCACTGATAACCGCACAGACGCACAGAAAGCAAGCCTGCGCTCGCTACTAAAGATGTTACATAAGAAGTACCCTACAGCGGTTATTCAAGGGCATCGTGACTTTTCGCCCGACTTGAATAAAGATGGCAAGATAACGCCTAACGAGTGGATGAAAGCTTGTCCGTGTTTTAATGTGAAAGAAGAATATTCAAATTTGTAGTCATGAAGAATAGGAATATTTTTACAATAATACTTATGATTAGCGCAATAGTTATTCTTTGCTATGCGCTAATCTATAAGCCTATAAAATCATCTACTCCCACTTACGATGTGGTAAGGGATACGGTTATCTATAACGACACAATACCTTATTATAAGCCTATTCCTAAGGATAGTCTTATTGTAAGGTACAGAACGGATATCTTACCTGTTGCAAACAAAGTTTCTAAAGGGTTTGATAACAACGATAGTCTTTTGTCTCAATCTGTAGAACAAGTAGGGAGTGACAGCGCAGCGGTTGTTATTCCTATTACTCAGAAGGTGTACGAAGATAGTACCTATAAAGCGTGGGTAAGTGGATATGAGCCTCAACTTGATAGTATATTTGTTTATCAGAAGACGCAAGTAATCAATAACTATATACGAGAAAAACCCAAACGTTGGGGTATAGGCTTGCAAATTGGTTATGGGTGTAATGGCAAAGACTTGCATCCTTATATAGGAATAGGAGTTAATTATAACATATTCAGATGGTAGAAGTATGAAGACGGTTGTTTTTAAAGTTGGCAAAAACGAAGTTTATCAAGAAGTCGCAAAGACCACTTCATATACAGGTACAAAGATGGATAATGACGAAGATGCGTACGATCGTATCTTTACAACTGATGAGGACAGGACGATGCTCGAACGCTTCTGGAATGAGAGTAAGAATATGATTGCTGGTAGTCTAAAAAAGCTACTAAGTTCTGAGCGTGAAGAGAATGATGAATACATATTAGAACTTGAGGTTTCCAATTCCTTTGATGACAACCTTAAGGAAAGTATGCAGCGTAGTTTGTTTAGCTTCTTTGTTATGAATATAACAAGTAAGTGGTATATATTCACAAATAAGAATGAAGCAGAAGGTTATGCAACATCAGCGGCTACAGATATGGAAGATGTTATGCGTAAAGCCTATTACAAAAAGAAACCAGTACGTCCAACATACGATTAATAACATTAAAAATAAACTATATGGCAGAAAACAAGAAAGACCTAACGGTCACCGAAGAAGTTAGAGAGCTTATATATGATGTTCAAAACAAAGCTTATCTGACAGGACAAGCAAGAGAAGCAGAAGGGAAGAAACCATATCAGGCAGCATCTAATATGCAAGCAAGTGATGATGATGAGAACAGTTATCAGATACGACGTTCCCTTGCGAATGCTTTTTCTTCTCTCAAGAGTCTTTTAGGGGAATATCTCTACGAAGATAGAAGTACGAGTAATAATCGTATGATTAGCGAAATTGATAATAACGGGCAATTGACTTTAGTTTTTAAGTTACCTTCAAATTACAATAACGCTTCTGCGGATAGCCTTGGTAATGGTATACATTCTTATTTAGTTGATATGACACTTGCCGATTGGTTTGCTATTACTAACAAAGAAGATGCAGAGGTGTATGCAGGGCATTCAACAGTTAGCCTTGAGAATGTAAAGCGTGCGCTATATAAGCGGAGTCGACCAACACGCCCAACCTATTAAGTAAAAATGCTTATGAATTGTTGTAAACAGTATGAATCAGAACAGCAAAAAAAGGTTGTAACGCTGACTTTTAAACGCAAGGAAATGCTATATGACGCCAGCAACTATTCTTTTGTTGAGGCTGATATTATGCCACAAGATACAGAACACGCCAAACATCAAGTGTTTGACATTGTTCAAGACGGCAATATAGATCGTGTTACTCGCATTCTTAACTTAGCTCATGCAGAATGCGTGGAATTACTATACCCATACGCAAAAGAAGAATTACCCGACACAGAAGAAGTGCTTGATGATGTCTTGCAAGAGCCAGATACATACACTATTAAACTTACGCTCCCTCAAAACTTTTCTATGACAACCGTTAAGATGTTGGAAGAGTACATACATGAGTTTCTTGTGTGTAGCGTCCTGTCAGATTGGTTGAGCATAACATTTCCACAAAGCGCAGAGCGTTGGGAAAGCAAATTGAGAGATACAAAAATAAAAATACGCACATCTCTTATGTCGAGAATGGGTAAGGTAAGGAGGAAGTTAAAACCATGGTAATAAACAAGGGCAGCGCTACATCACGTAGAACTGCCCTTTTCGTTAAAATCAATCTTAACCTATAAACTAAAAACCTAAACTATCTCGGCTGGTTGGTTAATCGCGGTGTGAATTGCACCGAGCAACCAGTAATTCCTTCATTATTTGAAAGATTAGCAAGTAGCACTATACGAATGTATTTATAAGGTGTTCCCCTAAATCCACGTAAGTAATGGTCTATAGATGACCATACTGGAACCCAGTTATACAAATCGTTAGAAGCATAGAGAATAGACTTGACATGTCCTTTCTTAAATACGCCACGCTGTATGATGGTATCAACAGACTTATGAATGTCATAAGCATCAAGTTTTATTGGGCGTGACACAACAATACTTTTATAAACCTCGTCGGTCTCATCAGAGAAATTAACAAGACTGCCATCATTAAGTACAGCAAGTGCATCAGGGTAGGAGTTTACATTGTCAGCAATATTGGATTGCATCATTCCCCACTGCTTTGACTTTAGTGAGAAAATATAAGCATAGTTACAATTATATTCTTTGCTGGTGTTGTAAGCGATGATTCGTTGATGCTCATAGTCATATATCATTCGACAATCACGAACAAAATCCATAAAAGGTAGTATCTTAAGAGAACCTTTTGATAAGGATGCATATTCTAATATTTTATCTATCTTAGGTAGCAATGTTATTGGTACAGAGTTCTTTCCGTTGAGAACGTCAGAGATGCACATTGCTTGTGAGCCTTGCAAGAGCATGATACCTCTATCAGTTGTAAATAGCACAGCAGAATCAATCTGCGTGATACTTTTTGATGACAAACACACGTCACGTGTGATAGGTTGTTTGGCAGAATAGCCACCAGTAGAGTTTACCTCCAATGCCCATACGCCCTCATCTGTGAAAGCATATAGTGGGAACTGCCCGAACTGACCCTGTGAAAGAGCCTTTGCAGCAGTCGATATACCCAATATCTTACCTGTCCCAACAGTGTTTATGCTTGTAACAGGGAAGTAGAAAGGGTTGTTTACTTCGGAAGTGTATATCTTATTAGGAATTTCAATCGTCCGTTCTTCTTCGCTGGAAATAGTTGGTGAGTTATATATTTGTTTTTCTAAATTATTCCAACCACCATAGTAGAAAGCCCCATTAAGAAAGGCATGCCGTTCAAGTGGTACTTCGTAGAAGCTTCCAGAGTAACTTCCTATTGAAACAATTGCTTTGTAAGCATTCCCATTTGGATAGTAAAGGAATAGAACTGGATTCTCATAACCAAATACCCCAGCTTCACCATGCACGATTACATCTTTTCCTTCCTGTTTGATAAAAACATAAACAGATATATTGATTTTCAGGTCTAATATTGTAGGAGAAGCGTCAGACCAGTGCTTCACATATCCGTCTGTGAAAGGCAACATTGCTCCAGCATTAAACCCCTCAAAAAGTATCTTTCTGATATTGGCAAGATTAACTCGAGCATTATAACCAAAGGCATACTTTGGTATAATCTTGTCGTGGCTATCATAATCATCAGTCATAACCTCTCTATTGACCAGAGATTGCAAATAGTCTTCTTCTATATTAAGAAGTGTACGTGTTGTAGTAAGCTGTTCTATCTTAATACTTTCGAGAAAGTAGAAGTTTGAACAGTTACGAATATCTTCCTTTACCGTCGAAGAGTCTTTGCGAGGAAGTCCAAGTATACCACCTGGACGTGCACCAAGATTATCTTTATCAAATGTCATTTGATAAAGGTAACCCATATCTTTCTTTTGATAGCGCAAAGGATATTTGGTTTTATCTGCAGCTTGGTTTGTATGTTTGCAAATACTATATCCCCACGCCTCATCACCGTACTCGTCGTAATTAAAGAATTTATCACATTCGCCATTCTGATTGTACGTATAGATTGGCTTTGAGATAAATATATCAACAGATTTAACAATATCAGTCCAGTCTTTCAGTAAGTCTATATCAGTTTGTTTGATGACAGCATAGTCCAACGAGTGTAACATGCCAACAATACGAACATCAGCCCTGTTCAAACCATTCTTACCATATAGATGCTGCCACATGACAATAGGAGCGCAACTTGTAGAACATACCATGAGGATTGGTGCAGAGTGTCTGATAAGGTTACCATCATAGAGGCGATAAGCATATCTTACAAGAAAAGGAAAGATGAATTTACCTTTATTAGTTGACCTGTCAGCTATGAATTTGTTTACTTTAGCCAACACTTGTGAAGTTATCTTTTTCTTGTTTTCATCGGAGAACTCATTGTAGCTACTATAACTGTACCCATTCTCCTTTGTCTTTGTTTCCCAGCTAAGGTTATCAAACTCAAGGGTGAACTCATCAGTACGCTGCATCTCACCCTGCAATCCAAATGATATAGGCAATTCAGGAATATCATTTCCAAGGAATAGATAACCAGAAGTGTCACCTTTCCAAAGGAAGTAGAACATACCTGCATCTGTAAGGGCTATAAGAGTATTACCTACTCCCACTACTTGATACAACTCTTTGTCGCCTATACTATACAAGTCAGTGAAGTTGCTACCGTCTATAGTCCACAGCAGTTTCTTGTTAGCAGTATCAATGATGATATAATGTGTATAGGTTGTAGCCTTATGTACATATATAACACTGTGATTTTCTCCAAGGTTGAATACCACCTTTGGAGCCGACACAGGTTTTAACGCACCATCTTCTGGAACGAGGTTCAACAACATTGCAGAGTCTCCATCTTGACAAGTATTGTCAGGTGGAACGGTCGATAGTCCGTTATACTTTATCTCTTTATTCATGTTTAGACGGCTTTTCAATCTGATAATATAGTTTATTGTTAGTTTCTTTTACTGATACTGACAACTTGCATTTGCTTTCAGCAGGTAAATTGTAATCATAAAGGATACGCCCAACAGATGGATTGAGTGTTTCGAAACCTATACACTTGTACTTGTCATTATATTGTATATCACAAAGCTGTGTAGGCTTCTCAATATTTGGATTGACCATAAAAGCAAACAATCCGCTGCCAGACACACGAAATACGAACACAACGGCTTTGTCAGCCGTATCCGAATACTTACGGATATGGCTGAAAAGCTTTTTAGATAGTGTTACAGAATTGTCTGCAGGGTCAATGATCACATATAACCTGAGCGACCAATACCAGTTCTGTATCTTTTTGAGAATATTCATCATCATAGTGCAAATATATTACACATAAAGGTTATGTACGGTTTATCTTTTAATACTCTTTGCGGGAGCGGAACGATATCGTCTCAATAAAGATGAAAGACCGTGTCGTCTTTAATCCGCCACGATGTTTATCTGCTTCTTCTTTGCTGGTGAATATGTACGAACAAATTTCTGTCTTGTCTGTTCCTTTTGTTGCTACTATGTTAGCATAATACTTGCGCCCAAATAGGAACGCAATCACTTCTTTTAATACTGTTGTTTGCATAATCTTATTTTTATTTATAATTAAACTTTGTGGTAGGGTTGCAAGTCTTTTGCTTCTTCCTCCCACATGTCACCTTCATTTCCATTGAAGTCAAGGTAAACTGTGCCATTCTTTAAGTCTGCAAGAGATGAGTAAAGTCCAACGACTATCATAGGAGACCCGTCTTCTTTATTGCAGACTTTATCCCCAACCTTAATATCACGAATATCCATGATTACTCTCCTATCTCCTCGTGGTACTTTCGCAATGTTTCCTTCACACGTCTTGCAGCTTCAGCGGTTTGCTCTTCGGTGTGAAAATAGTTGAGAGCATTCCAAAGTCCGTTATCGCAATTATCTCCACTTTCAATCAATTGTGCACTCTCCATGAAACTATTAATAGTGTGATATTCTTCACCTTTCTTCGCTCTCCACCTAATCTTCTCCACTCGTTTCTCTTCTGCATTCCACCGCAAGCATTGCTCTTTCATCTTATTAAAGAGGAGTTGCTTTTCTTCTTCGGTAGCGTGATGTAATCGACGAGCACCATAATACTCATCATCGCAAAATGTACGTAAGACATTCGCAAAGTCTATTCCAATGTAAAACTTTTGCTTACCCCCGTCATCTTCTCCTTTAAAAATAAAAGGATGACGGTCTTTTATCGTTTGACCACAGAGTATGACTATATCCCCGTCCTTAAACTCTGGCACAGACACTTCTACTTTCTCAATTTCCACACATCCGTCCTTAACGATTGCCTTGCAACCCTCAGGAATGGTGATTGTATCACCGCATTGTAATTCTACTTTCATAGTTCTTTTATTTTATTAGAATAATAATCTTTCTGTGTATTTCTGTTCCTTCCCAATAATGAAGTCACAGATAAAGTTCCTTGCATAGTCAGGGGAAATCATTGAACGCTCTGACGAACAAACGCCGGCTTTCCCTGACCCTTTTGCATTCATAATCAACTTTTTTTTCTTGTCTTTTTGGATGCTCATGCCATAGGTAGGCTCACAGTTGATAAACCAATATGCTGTCGGTTTGACATAATAATCTCCACGCAACATTCTATTGTTATCTATCATGGTGGGCGGCATGACAAAGTTTGCTTTGAGATATGTTTGCATGCTCCAGGGATTTTCTATTATCAAGCGAAGTTTTCTTTCTATACATACAGATGTCAATTTTATGAGGATAGAATAAAAATACTCTCTATCTTTAGCTCTTTGCAGTATCGATTCAGTTTTCTCTCTTTGTGTCAGTCCTTTGTAATTATGGCAACCAAAGCTAAAAGCCATCTGGCTCGTTGCACAGAAATAGATACAAGGAAAGAAAGCCAAAATCAAATCATCTTTGCTTATTTTGTCAAACAAACTCCTCTCCCCATCATCATAGCACTTCTCTATTTCTTTGAACAAATCGGTAACATTATCTGTTTCTCCAAATTGATTTTGAATATCATAGTCTTCTGCTTTGTAGCCGAGCTTGCGAAACTCATTCTTAAATGTTCCTGACTGTTCAAAAAAACAATGAACCTTTCCTTTAATGTTCATACTACTTTCTCTTTTTACGTTTCTTCTTTCTTTTACTTGCGTAGGGTGTTGACCCTGCACGTGATTTACTCTGACAAGCACGATACTGCTTTCTTTTCTCATTTAAGAGCATTTCTATATCATTTGCCGTATCATTTACCATATCATTCGTCTTATCCATATGTTAATCTACTAATTCAAAACCGTATGCTACTACCCATGGGTTACTCTCCCACGTGCCTTTACCAC